GCTGATTAAGTGTCTCTAATAATATGTCGGCAAGAGCCGTAACATCCAATTTCCATTTTTTAGTAGAAAGACTTATATTATTTTTTGCAGCTATAAATACACTATCATTCTTAGCATTAAATATAAGACGGTCAGAGCTTATTATTATCTGAGGTTTATCCATAAACATATTCAACGGTGGCAAGTGAGGTAGTACAGGTCCTGTTGGAACAGTAACTGTTGCGGGTGCTTCTGTATTTGCTAACGATATATCTATTTTCTGAGTACTTGTCATCATAATACTTGACATATCTGCATTTATATCTTCTATCTTTTCATCAGCTGCAAATCCGTTTGTTATAATTGTCATTGGGTCACCGCTTGCGCCTCCGCCTATAGACCAAGTGTCTTTTGTTTTCTGTCCAATTTGTGTTGAACCAAATCTTACACCACAATCAAATCTACCTTGAAGTATTAAGTCTCCTTCAAATGGATGTATATGATTTGTTTGCTTTTCTTCAAATGTATCACCTGGTACATCATTAATACCTTTGTTAGAATGATAACTTGCATTTGGCATAGTGTTTTCATTTTTCTCACCATATAAAGCTATTGTATCAAGCCAATAAAATGTAGAGTTTAATGGATTTGTTTGAGCTCCTAAACTAGAAGCTTTAATACATACAACTATTTCACCTAATAAAGGTAAACACATATAATTTCTTGAAAGAGGTCTAACCCATATTGCTCCATTATCAGGACCTGAGCTAAACTTGTGGCCGCCTCCCAAAGGTTTTACTCTCATAGAACCTACAGACACATCAGTAGTATATGAAGGGCTATCTGCATTTGTTATAATTTCTACAACTTCACCACACATGATGTGGTTAGTCTGTTGCAGCTGATGAGAATCACCAAGCTTTGTTTTCTGTACTCTGTTTCTCATTTATCTATTATCCTCGACATCTTCAACTGCTTCAAGTAATTGTTTTTTCTCTTCTTCTGTAAGTAGAACACCTGACGTGTCGCCTGTATTTCTAGTTGATGCTCTTTGTACAATTGCAGCCATCTTAATTAGATGTTCGTCGTTTTTTACAGCAACTTCTAAATACTCTTTTATTATAGGTACCAATATTGTTGCATCACCCATATTTTTAATCATAGGCTGTAATTGCTTGATTAAATCATTTATTTGAGCTTCTTTTTTAGCAGAGTTGTTGTATATGTCTTCCATAAGACCAGAGAAAGTCTTACCTTTGAATATTTCTTCGTCTTGACTTTTATTACTTTCCATATTATTCTCCTATTATATATAAATATCAGATATATACAAAACAAAAGACCTGGAGTCGTTAAACCCCAGGCCTTCTATTATTTAGAACTTTTATTATTTCTTAATAAAGAATGACATTACAATTACTAATACTATCAATCCTACAAAGCCACCTTCACCAAGTGAAGTTACCAAAGCAGAAAGATTAGCGATTACATCCATTCCAAATACTGAACCGCCTGTCAAAACAGTCCAAAGGATTGTTACTGGCAAAATTGCCATCATGATAGTTAATAAACCACCAAAAAATCCTGTTACGTACTTAATTACTGAATCCATTGTTATCTCCGTTTTCTGTAATACTTGTTTTGTGTCAAAATTGCCGACCTATTAGCGCGATGCATATAACAATTCTTAGAATTTAAGACCGAATCCTAAAGTAAGATTCGTAGTCTTCTCTACTGAATTGTATACAATTTTTGGGTCAACATACAAGTTGTTGTTCCACAACGTAAACATTTTACCTACACCGTAACTCATTCCTTCGGTGCTTAAACCACTTGTCGCTACATAAGCAAAATATCCTCTCATAAAATATCTTGCGTGAAAATTATAATCCATATCAACCGTTGAATCAGCTTGAGAAACCGAAACACCGACCATTAGATTATCCATAACACCGTAACCAACGGTAGGGCTTACTGCCCAGTCTGTCCATGCGATATTTGCAACATCTCCAGTACCTACATACCAATCACCTTTTTCTTGTGCTTGAGTAGAGAATACTACAGCAATTGCTAACATCATTGTTAAAATCAATTTTTTCATAAAATTTCCTCTTTTTTTATTATTATTATTATTTGGTATTATTACCATCATCGCGCAGACCTATTAGTTAAACTTTCATAACTAATAAGTTTTTCCTTAAAATCTTTTTTTATTATGTTTACTACTTTAGATATATCTTGTGTTTTTTCACTTGTCATCTCTCGTATTAAAACATATATTGCTTTTTTGTTATACTTTTCTATATTTTCTCGTCTTCTAAACAATTCCAATACTGCATAAGCTATTTTCTTATCGGACTGTTTATTGAATCTTTCTTCAACACTGTCTTCGTATTTTTCTACAAATATATTTGTAAAATCTTTTAGAGAATCCCTTCTATCGCTATTGGCAATCTCTGCAGATATGTTTCTCTGAGTATCAACGGCCAATAAACTAGTTTTCTGCTTTAACATTTTATAAGCTTTATTATTTGTTTGTATACAATAATTTTTAGCTACAATACTAAAATAAGAAAAAGCTCTCCCTTTTGATTCTGTGTATTTGTTAAGTTTCTGTAATAAAAAAGCTATTACTTCATATTGTTTATCCTCGGTTGTTCCATCCATATAAGGGAACTTAAATCTATTTATTATATTCTGACAAAGCTTCCATATAGGGTAATGCATGTGTTCAGAATATACCTTGTTTCTCTTTGAGTTGCTTTTCTCCTTATTGTAAGCAATAATTGCCTTTTCAGTTATAGGAGTGAAATACATCTTGTTCTTTCTTTTTCTACCTCGCCTTTTTATATTAGGGTTCAGTAATATCTCTAATTCTTCCTGGTACTTAGGTAGATTTTCATAAAAATCATCAACAGGGCTTAGTTTTTTCTTAGTCATTGTTGCCATCCAACTCTTCTACTATTTCCAACAAAGCATCGAACACCGTACCTGTTTCATCGTCTTTTTCAAACGCTCCTTTAGAATCTATTTGTCTCATTTCAGATATTGCACCCCGTACTTTTTGTTTCATATTAAAGTATTCGGAGTCTTGCTCTTCTATAACATCTTCAAAATCTTCTATCTTTCTCATTAAGTTTATTGTAGAATAAGCAAGTATTATTGTAGTACAAATAAAGAAATACATTAGGATATCTGTCATTTTTTATCTCCATCTCCAAATAGTCCAGCAAAAATATCATCAACAGATTTGTTTGCTGTTGCAGTATCTAAAGATTTCTTTTTATGCTTTATGTTCGAAGCTTTTTTAACCTCACCTTGCACCTTGTTTATTTCACCTTCTATTTTAGAAGCCATTAAATCTGCCTGATGTAATACCAATGGCATATTTGTTTTGAAATTTCTATCAGCATTATAGTGTTTGAAATATTGAGTATTAGCTTCGTCATATAATCCATCGTGAACCATTATTGCTATCATTTCATTTTGAGAATACTTTATATCATGCTGCTGTAATAACCATAAACTTCTATGCTGTACAGGCATCCAATTTAATTCTGCATTTAGATTCCAAAGCGAGCCTTGATTTTTTCTATGCCATTCACTTGGATTTGGTACATACAAATCTTTTTCTAAATCACCATACTTACCTAAATCGTGATTAAGTGCAGCAAACATCAATTCTTCTAATGTATAACCTTCCATTGATGAACCCATAGATTTCCAAAGCATATATGTTTGCGATGCGCATTTACAAACTCTTAATACGTGTTCTACATATCCACCTACAAAAGCGTTGTGATAGTTTATATTACCAGAAGCTGGTGTAAACATCATTCGTTCTTGAAATGATTTGTACATTGCTTTAAGTCTATCTTTTCTTTCACCTTCAAAATTCTTATCTATGACTAGCATTAAGTCATTCCAATTCTGTAGTAATTGTTCTTCTGTTAAATTCATGAGCTAACCTCCATTATTTTATTTTTTACTTTGTTCCAATAACTTACTGTTTCGGGTTTGTGTATACCTCTTGGTCCACCATTCCAACACCTTGCAACCTCTTCAGCCGAATCCAATCCGTAATATTCGCAGTATATTTCAAACATCTCTATAGATTTATATCTATCCCATCTGTCAAGGTATGTATATCTTTTAGAATTACCTTTTCTTTCTAATATTCTATTTATATCGTCAACCATTGTTTGTCGTATTTGTAAACAACCAACGGCATCTTCGCTAGCGTTATAAGCCGAGTCATTATAACTTGACTCTACGTACATTATCGACGATAGCAAACTTCTACCGTTAACTTGAATATCGAAATTCCATATATTGTTTTTCTTCATTGTATCGATTTCTTTTCTCAGACTATCAACAATACAATCCAAACTATCATTGGCATTGACATTATATTGTAATTCTTTGTTAAGGTTTTCGATTTGCTTTTCATAGTCTAGCGACATATACAAAAATAAAACCGCAGCTACGAAAGTAGCTACCATGTAATAAGTTAAATTTCTCATTTTAATCAAATAAAAGTTTTAATTGTGCAGGGTCACCTTTTTCAATGTCCCTACCAAATTGTTCATCTATATTTTTAGTAGAATATCCTAAAGCGTGAGCAAGTCTTTTGCATGTTCTTTTATATTCATGTATTGATAAATCAGTTGGTATACTAAATTCAATAATTTGAGGCTCTTTAGATTTTAAGCCTCGCGTATATGTTAGTTTGTCTAATGCCATTTCATATTTCTCCATGATTTGATTATATACTATAATATAACAAATTTTTCTTACATATAAAAATAACTAGCTGAAAAGTTTCGTAACCAAGTTTTCGTTAACCTTGCCTTTCAAGATTTTCGAATAATTTTTTATTTTTTGCATAACAACCTTCTTGTCTTTTTTCCAACGAAGGCCTTTTAATTCTTTTTTAAGTTTATTTATTTCTAGTGCAGCATCCTGCATATATTTTTGCTTTTCTTGTTTTGTAAATCTTCGCTTCTTCTCTACTACTGTAGGGGATTTAGTACCTTTCAGCTTTGGTTGTTCTATTCCCTTAAAATAAACGTTACCATTTTTATCTACAAATTCTTTCATGAAATGCCAGCCTGATGGTCGGCCTACATTTCTTCTAGCGGTCATAACAGGTGCTTCGCACATCTCCATTACGCATTCGTGACATGTAACTGCAGTTGTGTCTTCAGATACTGATTCAAATTGACCACACAGCTTACATTCCATATATCTATAGTCCCTATCAGGACTTTGGTTCCATCTCGTTCCTTTTCTATATTCTATTGCGTATTCCATATTATTTACCCTTAACTTTATTTCTTATATTATTAAGTATACCTGAAACAGAGTTTATTTTGCTTTCAAAGTCGTTAATTTGACGTAAACCGCTGGCTACCTTACTATTAAGTGCCTCAACTTTTTCTAAGCGGTTCATTCCTGACAGGTCTAAGCCTAAATCCTTCATCTCATATTCCTTGTCTTCAAGGCTTTTTTGTTCTTTTATTTTAGAGAATGCAAAATTAGCTGCAACAACCAACGCTATTGCAAGTGGGTCAAATACAAATACAATTAACAGCAAAAACCAATTAACTACCTTTCCCATATCGTATCCAGTTGTCTCTGCAAGATATTTAAGAGGTCCAAGCTCTCTTTGTTCTTCATTGCCAATTTCTTTTTCTAACGATACGACATCTAACTTATTTATTGAATCAAGTACAGCCTCAATTTTAATATTTACAGCGTCTCTATCGTCTATTGTACTATTTAATTCGTTTTGCAAAGCTTTTCTAGCAGAACTCGATGTTGTTGTAATTAACTGACCTGATTCTCTATCAATATATTGTACTTGAGCTGGGTTTGATAATGCTATTCTTAAATCTGAAATTGAAGTTGTTAAAGCTGCCTTTTCTAATTTAAGGTCTTCTTTTTGTTCTTCAAATCTAACTTGTTTTTGATTTAATATTATTAGCG